TGGAATGCGGACGACCATGTGCATAAGATATATTCGGGCAAGGATAAAAATACGGATAAACCAATTATTATTTCAACCTGGCAATCAATCTACAAATTCCCCAAGAGATACTTTGATGATATTGACTGTGTTATCGGTGATGAGGCACACTTATTTAAGTCAAAGTCCCTCACAGGAATTATGACTAAGCTTCATAATGCCAAGTATCGTTTTGGATTTACTGGAACACTTGACGGTAGTAAGACTCATAAGTGGGTGCTTGAGGGATTGTTTGGCGATTGTGAACAAGTCACTAAAACAGATGATCTTATTAAAGAAGGTTATCTCAGTAAGTTTAGGATTAAAGTTCTACTTTGTAAACATGCTCCTCAGTATTTTGACACATATCATGATGAAATGGAGTATCTAGTTGAGCATAAAGGTAGAAATAACCTCATTAAAAATCTAGTCAAAGATTTAGATGGCAACACTCTTGTACTATTTAACTACATTGAGAAGCACGGAGAGCCACTTTACGAGTTGATAAATAGCACTATAGATCCATCGCGCAAGTTATTCTTTGTGCATGGTGGCACAGATGTAGAAGACCGAGAAGAAGTCCGACAAATTACTGAGACTGAGAACAACGCTGTTATCATCGCATCTTACGGAACTTTCTCTACTGGCATTAACATCAAACGATTACACAACATTATTTTTGCTTCCCCTAGTAAGTCGCGCATCCGCAACCTCCAGTCCATCGGACGTGTCCTCAGGAAAGGCGAAGGCAAAGACATTGCAACCTTATATGACATTGCTGACGACATTGGTGGTCAGAACTACACATTGAAACATTTGAACGAAAGAGTTACAATTTACAATGAGGAGAATTTTAAGTATGAGGTTATAAAAGTAAACCTTAGAGCTGGATAATATGGATGAAGAATTCCTAGCAACGTTAAAACTAATAACTGGTGAAGAGATTGTATCAAAAGTTTGTTACCTAGAAGATGAAGATAAAGTTCTACTAGAAAACCCTCTCCAAGTTGAACTTGCCAAACAAAGAAAGGGTCAATTAGAAGTATCTGGATTTTCTTTTAAAGAATGGGTATCAGCAACTTTTGATACAATGTTTATCTTGAAACGAGATCACATTATCACAATGACAGAAGTTGATGGACAAATTCAAGAATTTTATGAAAAAACTCTTCAAAGATTAGAGAATGGTAAATCTCTAACAGGTAGAGCAAACAAGTTACCAAGAGGATCTGGATATCTAGGTTCTGTAAAAGAGATGAAAAAGACTTTAGAAGATCTATTTAATAGAAGCTAAAAGCTACTACTTCTCTTGAACCCTGACAGAGTTAGTCTACTAAGTTTCTGAGGATTTGTCAAGGGTTTACAAACAAACCATGACGTGTTACACTGTTGACATGATAATGGTAAGCAAACCATGATGAGCGCAGTAATGACAAGAAAAAAGACAGAATATTATGTCAACAATAAAGAGTTCCTTGCTGCGATTACTGAGTATCGGCAGAAAGTTCTCACAGCAAAGGAAGATGGCAAACCACGTCCTCGTGTTACAAATTACCTAGGAGAATGCTTTCTCAAGATTGCTACGCACTTGTCTTACAAACCAAACTTTGTCAACTACATGTTCCGTGAGGACATGATCTGTGACGGTATTGAGAACTGCCTGCAGTACATTGACAACTTTGATCCAGAGAAATCAAAGAACCCGTTTGCTTACTTCACACAAATCATTTACTACGCTTTCCTTCGTCGCATTCAAAAAGAGAAGAAGCAACTAGAGATCAAAGGAAAGATCCTAGAGCGATCAGGATATGACGAAGTGATGCATACTGACACATATGATGGTAGTATGTCAGGCATGAATGCTTCCTATTCTGATATGGGTAGCATTAAAGAAAATATTGAAACAAGAATGAACAGATGAGTGAACACCCTGAAATTGCTGAACATGAATGGTACACAACCCCCTATGGAGAATTCCGTGTTGAACAGAAACGCTTTGGAACGTGGACTAGCTACAGTAAGGATGGTACGGCGCTCATCACAGGACTTACGAAAGAAGTTGTCGTTAACGGAACGGGATTCCACCTGGAGGGTGTCGCTACTAACTGGGCAAACTGTAAAACGTCCGCAGCATACGATGGAGTCGTTGGAGGTAAATTATGAAACCGACTGAAAATTATGAACAATTGATTGAGCGTTTCACAAAGAGAACGGCTCAATTAACTGCTAGAGCAGAAGAGATCAAGGAAGCGCATGATGAGTATCATCGTATTCAAAGGGATCTGGAGAGGTTGCAAGGATCTCTGCAAGCAGTAGAATACCTAGCTTATGGCAAGCTACCTGGCGATGGTAATCATGATGGTATGAAGGATCATAAACCCCAATGAAAATTGCACTCATTACTGACCAACATCTTGATGGACGCAAAGGTTCTTTAGCGTTCTGGAATTATTTTCAAAAGTTTTATGATGAGATCTTTTTTCCAACTCTTGAGAAAGAAGGTGTCAAGGTCATCTTTGATTTGGGTGACACTTTTGATAACAGAAAGTCTATGGACTATAATACTTTTAACCGTGTTGATAGTAATTATTTCCAGAGACTAAAACCATACAACGTGCATATGATTCTTGGTAATCATTGCACATATTACAAGAACACAAACAAGATCAACTCACCAGAACTTCTTCTAGAGAAGTATCCAAACATTAAAGTATATTCTGAACCAACAGAAATCCTGATGGGTAAGAAAGTATTCTTGATGATGCCATGGATCAACTCTGGAAATAAAGAAGAATGTCTCAGAATGATTTCTGTGAGTCAAGCAGATATCATGTGTGGTCATCTTGAGTGTGATGGTTTTGAAGTCACACCAGGCATGAAGTTTGACGGAGGTTTCAAAGTCTCTGACTTTAAAAACTTTAAGCGTGTATGGTCTGGACATTTCCATCACAAATCAAAGCATGGTAATGTTCAATACCTAGGCAACCCCTATCAGATGTTCTGGAATGATTATAAAGACACTCGCGGATTCCATATCTACGATACTGAAAGTGACAAGCTTAAGTATATCAAGAACCCGTTTGAAATCTTCGACAAAATCTTCTATGACGACACCAGTGTGGACTACAACAAACAAGATGTGTCTGATTATAAGGACAAGTACATCAAGCTCATCGTTGAAGAGAAACGAGACTACCAAATGTTTGAAACATTGGTTGATCGTCTTTACAACGTAGGCGCACACGATGTAAAAATTGTTGAGACGCTGGTTGATGCTGAAGGTGTTGATGAAGCAGACCTTGAGACAAAAGATACGATGACTTTACTTAATGAATATATTGATGAAGTAGAGATTGCCGTAGATAAAACAGATCTCAAGAGCTTAATGCGAACACTATATATTGAGAGTTGTAGTGTAGTCTAATGTATATCATCACATTAGAAGATCAACCAGATGGTGTGTTTTCTGTATTTGATGATGCAGAAGATCGTGTAATTCCTATCTGGACTGAGGTTGATGATGCTGAACGTTACTTAATGATGATGGAGGATGATGAAGATTATCCTCCTATGCAGGTTGTAGAAATGGAAGATCATGTTATAATTGGAGCATGTCAAGACCGTGGACAGAAGTTTTCTATAATCACACCTGACGATTTTTTGATACCCCCTGATGACCCCGAAGAATGATTGTATTTGAAAAAATCCGTTGGAAGAATTTTTTGTCCACGGGTAATGTGTTTAGTGAAGTAGATCTTGAAGCAGGTAGAACAAATTTAATTGTTGGAACTAATGGAGCAGGTAAGAGCACTATTTTGGATGCCCTTACCTTTTCTTTGTTTGGAAAACCTTTTCGTAAGATTAATAAACCAGCTCTGGTTAACAGCATCAACGAAAAAGATTGTCTAGTTGAGATTGAGTTCCGTATTGGTAAGGTAGAGTATAAGGTTGTACGAGGTATCAAACCAAACAAGTTTGAAATTACTTGTAACGGACAATTGTGGAACCAGGAAAGTTCTCTTGTAGAACAGCAGAAGAACTTTGAGGCAAACGTTCTCAAGATGAATTACAAGTCATTCACACAGATTGTGGTGCTTGGTTCTTCTACCTTTGTTCCTTTCATGCGTCTGCCTATTGCACAACGTCGTGATATTATTGAGGACATTCTTGATATTCAAGTGTTCTCTACGATGAATGTTATGTTGAAAGACAAGATCAGGGAAAATAACGAAGAGCTTCGTGACGTAGATTATCAACTTGACTTGCTCAAAGATAAGATTGAATTGCAGAAGCAACACATGCTATCTCTACAACAAAGAACTCAAGAAGAGATTGATCGCAAACAAGAAAAGGTAAACGAGTATAAAAAAACTGAACTCCAAGGTGCCGAAGATGTCACGGTTTTGACACAACAAATCGGTATTCTTAATGAAGAAATGCAATCATACCACAATGCTGGTGAAAAAATCAAGAAGTTAAACACTTTTCTTACAAAAGTGCAAGTAAAGATGCAAACATGTAAGAAAGAACATGACTTTTTTGAGAAAAATCATGTCTGTCCTACCTGTACACAAGAACTTTCAGATACACTTCGTAACGAAAAGATTCAAACAGGTCAGATAAAACTAGATGAGATGGACGTTGGTTTCCAAGAGATTAAGTCTGCAATTGATGAAGAGGAATCCAGATTTGCTAAGTTTACTGAGTTGTCTACTGAAGTTAACAACATCAACACTACAATCTCTCAGACTAACTTCCAGTTGATGACTATCAGGAAGCAAGTGGAAACACTGCAGAATGAGATCAAGGAACTGGAGGGAGCAAATCCAGACAAGAAAGCAGAGTTTGATAAACTACAACTTCTTGTAACAAACAAGAAAGATCTGAGCAAACAACATGCTAATCTGAAACAGGACCGAGATGTTTTGACGACAGCTGGTCAACTCCTCAAAGACAATGGTATCAAGACTAGGATCATTAAGACCTATCTTCCTACTATGAATAAGTTAATTAACGAATTCTTACAAAGGATGGAGTTCTATGTCAATTTCACCCTTGACGAGAACTTTGAGGAGATTATCAAATCTAGATACCGTGATGTGTTTTCTTATGATAGTTTCAGTGAGGGAGAAAAAGCTCGTATTGATATCGCTCTGCTGCTTACTTGGCGTTCTATTGCTAAGCTCAAGAATTCTGTGGATACTAACCTCTTGATTCTAGATGAGATCTTTGATGGGTCTCTTGATCAGTCAGGTACATCTGATCTAGGATGGATCCTTAGAAACTTTGACGAGAGCACTAAGGTGTATGTTATTAGTCACAAACAGGGTCTAGACGATAAATTTGATAGAACGATCACAGTTGATAAGGTCAAGAACTACAGCGTCTTGACCGAGACAGTCAATGAAGTGACACATGGGATGGTCGGATGACCATCCTTTTTTTGTATGATGATTCCATCAGCAAAAGAGACCGATGCAATCCCAAGAAATCAAAGGCAACCTGGCACGACTGCTCGCTACCGAGAACCTTATCGTAGAGCATCGCAAGACTCCTACAGCTTCCTTTGATGTTGACCGCCGTGTGCTTACCCTGCCTATGTGGGACAAGGCATCTAGCATCGTCTATGACATGCTTGTAGGTCATGAAGTTGGTCATGCTCTGTTTACTCCTAACGAAGACTGGTGTGCTGTTGCTGACTGCCCTAAGGACTTTGTGAACGTCATTGAAGATGCTCGCATTGAGAAACTGATGAAGCGCAAGTTCCCTGGTCTTCGTAAATCTTTTGCTGGTGGATACAAGGAACTGAATGACCTTGACTTCTTTGACATTGAAGATCAGGACGTTGGCAAGTTTAGTCTGATTGATCGTATAAACTTGCACTTCAAGGTTGGTGCTGCTGCCATGATCCCTTTCTCTATTGAGGAGCAGGTGTTCGTTGCTCGCACTGATGTTGCGGAGACTTTTGAAGAAGTGCTGCAGATTGCTGTTGATGTGTTTGAGTTTTCTAAGC